TAACAGATAATGCAATAAAAAGCACAGAAGAAATCAATGCAGCTACAAAAAAATCAGCAGATGATTTAGAAAAATCATTTAAAGAAAGGGCCGAACAAGTTGCGCAAGTTAGCCAAATGGTTTTGGGCGCATTGCAAGATGCAAATAATGCCGCAGCAGAAAAAGAATTAAATACATTAGAGCAAACAACAAAAGCAAAAAGCGATGCATTAAAAAATCAATTAAATAAAGATTTAGCTGTAATTAAAGATAATATTGCAAAAGGTTTAATCACTAAAGAGCAAGGCGATGCGCAAGAAGCAAAGCTGCAAGAGAAGGCAGATGCAAGGCAAATCCAATTAGAAAAAGATGTTTTAAGGCAAGAAAATGAAATAAAGAAAAAACAATTTGATACAGACAAAAGATATGCAATTGCGCAAACAATTATAACAACCGCATTGAATGTTATTAAAGCATTCCCAAATATATTTGCTATGATAGTTGCCGGCGCGCAAGGTGCAATCCAATTAGCTGCAATTAAATCACAAGAGTTCGTTCCTGCATTTGCAGAAGGCGGATTGGTTGAAGGATTTGCAGGTGGCGGATTAACCGGCACCAAAATAAGCAAAGGCATGGGAATGCCAATTAAGCGCAGCAATGGAGATAACTTATTAGCAACAATAAAAACCGGCGAAGTGATTTTAAATCAGCATCAGCAGGCTGCATTAGGTGGCGCAAGGACATTCAAAAGAATAGGAGTTCCGGGATTTGCAGATGGCGGAATGGTTGGTGCCAATAACATATCAAACGAAAGCGATAGAGTTGTTGAAGCAATTAAAAATCTTAATTTAGTAGTTTCTGTTTCAGAAATTA